GTGCACAATGTCACCAGTTTAGTGCGCACTGTGGATAACTGCCTGCTTGTGTGGATAACTATTTGCCCTGTGGATAACTGGGGAATAAATGATTAAGTAATACAATGGTATTAGGCCACACCACCACCTTGGTCATCGCGTGCGCATGCACTATAATGCAGGCACATCAGCAACATGCATTATAGTGCATGTTGGCCACATTGGCACGGCGCGTGCTATTAGCAATATGCATGCCAGTCATCGCGGGCACGTATCTTGCTATGCAAGAACCATGCTAGCCATCGTGGGCACAGTGTGTGCTACTAGCAAGAAGCATGCCAGTCATCGTGGGCACGTATCTTGCTACTAGCAAGAAGCATGCCAACCATTGTGGGCACGGATCTTGCTAGGCAAGCAAGGATCATGCCAACGACGCATTAAAGCAAGAAACATGCCAAGGCGGGTGTTGTTTATATGCCACACACCCCAAACGGGTCCCGTGCCGGGCCGGCCCCCCGGGGGCCCCATAGACCGCCAGTTCGTATAAAACGCAGGTTTTTTATAATTTTTTGTAATATGTAATATTTTTTTTGTAATACTTTATACTACTTAGGGTTTACCCTACCATGTCTTCTGGTACAAAATTGGCAGTTAAAAAGTAAACCTTTAGGTTTAATTGTTACTATAAAAATGAAACCTAAAGGTTTTATTTGTACTAGAAGACATAGAAGACACCCTTCTTTTATGTTTTTTTTTTTTTTTTAAAATAAAATAAAATAAAATAAAAGAAAAGGTAAATAGACCGTGTCTTCTATGTCTTCTGGTACAAATGGAAAATCGTAAGGCGCCCGTCAGAAACTATGTGCATTAATATGGGCGTGAGATATCAATACCAAATAAAAGAAGTTTTAAAAACCTCTAGGGGTTTGATCAGCGGGTTCCGCGTGTTGGTGGTGGTCGAAGACCTGGAACACCACATGGTAGACGTGCCCGCAGAAATTTTTGAATATGAAACCTTGGTGTACTTCAGGTGCAGGCTAAAGATGTACCAGAGGTTGGATATCCAAAAGTTACCTTTGTCAGTTCAATATAAGATTAGAATGCCGTTAGGGCATTTCCTAGATTTATGGGTCTTAACGGAAAACAATGGCTATTACAGCAAACGAAAAAATACTGACGCTTGATTATTGGAAACGCGCTGACAAACTGGTTGAAGGCGATTTTATTTTTGATAGGAATGGAGACCTGCGTAAGGTTACGTTAATCCAGCACTTTCAATCCAAATGCTATGAGGTACACCTCAGTGACTTGCTGACTGTCAGCGGTAACGCGTCCATGCATTTTTTGTTGGAGACACCCAAGTACAGGAAACGGCTGGCAGAGTACAAGGGCAAGCGCCAGTTTATGCGCCCGTTGGTTTTGGAACCGTTGTCTGGGCTGTTGGATAAGTCACTCAGGCACAAAAATAACGCGCGCACGTTCTCAATCCCTACGTGCGGCGCGCTCAAGCTGCCACACCAGGACCTGCCAGTGCCGCCGTTTGTGTTTGGGTACTGGTATTGGAACCGGTTAAAGCCCAATGTGTTCTCGGCACACAAGTTAAACGCCGAAGAGGTGCTAGAAAAGTTCCGCAGCCATGGGTATGAGATTATAAAACCAAAGAAGCGCGGGGATGGGGCCACAATTTTCAATGTGTTTCCAACGATTGAGTCACAGTTAGCGCCGTTCATACCCAAAGAGATCCCAAATAACTATTTGCTGGGTAGTGAAGAGCAAAGAATTGAGCTGTTAAGCGGGATTATAAACGCAAAAATACGACAATACAAGAAAACAAAAGATATTTTTAGGATTTCTGGGTCAAGTTGGCCGGAGATTAGAAAAATTCAGGGGTTGGTAGAGTCATTGGGAAGCAAGACTACCCTAAATTTCTACGAACACTGGAAACATTACACGTTAGGTTTCAGAAACTGTAACCTTCTGTGTAGTCTTCAGGTACCAAAGCGGGTTAGGGTACACCAAGCCAGGCGGTACATCACAAAAATCGAAGAGTTACCAACACAGCAATGTGTACACATTGAAACTGACGGGCCTGATGGTTCGTTTTTAGTTGGCGAGGGGTTCATTACATGTCGTTAACAGCAAAACAAGAGCTTTTGTTAAAGAAGTTCGCAGAACAAAACAAACAATGGCCAAAGGCGCAGCTCGATGCCACCCTTTGGCTGGTGAAGTACAAGCTATCAGCGCTCCCGCACCAAAAGGAACCAGAGGACGGCGAGTTTGATACGTTTCTCATGCTGGCCGGCCGCGGTGCTGGTAAGACATGGACGGCGTCTAACTGGATTGGCGAGCGGGCTTGGATTTATGACAAGACGCGCTGGCTGGTCACAGCGCCAACGACAAACGACATTCGCGCGACATGCTTCGAGGGTGACTCTGGGCTACTCAACATCCTGCCACGATCCATCATCAAGGATTATAACAAGTCGCTGCTTGAGATTACGCTGATCAATGGCTCACTGATCCAAGGGATCCCTGGTTCTGAGCCAGAACGTTATCGTGGTAAGCAATACCATGGGGCCTGGTTTGACGAGCTGTGTGCGTTTGAGTATATCGACGACGCGTATGACCAGGCGCAGTTTACGCTGCGTTTGACTGACCCACGCATCGGGCGGGTGCAGCAGATCATCACGACAACACCAAAGCCGCTCGAGTTGATTGTTGACTTAAACGAAGGTAAGGTGGGTGGCGACGTGTACGTGGCCAACGCCAGCTCGTTTGACAACAAGGCCAACCTATCGGATACGTTCTTCAAACAGTTGGAGAGCTACGAAGGCACGAACCTTGGTCGACAAGAGATTTATGGTGAGATTCTGGACCCGGAAGAGGCGGGCATTATCAAACGCAAGCAGTTCCGCATGTGGCCGGCCAACAAGCCAACGCCAACCCTCGAGTATGTGATTGCGTCATACGATCCAGCTACCAGTGAGAAGACGGTCAACGACCCAACGGCGTGCGAGGTGTGGGGCGTGTTTGAGCAAGAGGATGGTGCCACGTCGGTCATCTTGTTGGACGCATGGGACGCGCACCTAGCGTATCCAGAGTTGCGTCGCAAGGTTATATCGGACTTCAAGGAAGTCGTGTACGGCGCTGACAACACGTTCGCTAAGGGACGTAAGGCTGACTTGTTGCTCATGGAAGACAAGTCTGCAGGTATCAGCCTGATCCAAGAGTTACAAGGTGCTGGCGTTCCGGTGCGTGGGTACAACCCAGGACGTGCTGATAAAGTACAGCGGTTAAACATCGTGGCTCCACTAGTTGCTAAGGGTCGGGTGTATGTGCCCGAGGATCCGGATCATAAAGGTGAGTTTGCGCCATGGGCCAAACGATTCATCCGTCAGGTGTGTTCGTTCCCTGAAGCCAAGGGGCACGATGACTACGTGGATGCATTAACACAAGCGTTACGTGTGTTGCGTGATTCAGGATGGTTACAACTTGATCCGATGCCTGCGCGAGATTATTCATACATCGACGACCAACTAGCGCGCAAGTTCTCAAACCCATACGCACAATAGGGCGAAACACCCCCCGCTTGTGCATTAATAGAATTAGAATATGAACCTAGTCAAATCACCCCATGAATTGTTGATGGAACAAGCCGGCCTCCCAAGTTATGCGGGCGGTCATTCGGTGTCACCAGAACAAATGAAGGTGGAGCTAATGATCAACGGTCGTAAGGTTCATCAAGCTGATTTGCCACACGATCATCCGTTGATACAGCACTTTGCGGACGGCAAAGAGGTAAGGCCTCCGATTGATCTAACGCGTCGTTATGATCCGATTAATATTAATTTACAAGAAATGCGGGCAAAACCGTTGCCCCCTAGTTCGTTTGAGAAGTTTACTTCACGTTTAGGTTCTTTGTTAGGTCATGGCGCAACGTTTGGCATACCCGCGTATGACGTGGCGGAACAGTTAAAAAATAACAACATTGGCGGCGCGCGTGAAAGTACGCTTGATGCTGTGATTGGTTTGGCTCCAATGCCAGTGCAAGCTGGATGGGCTGTGTTAAGGCCAACAGAATTAAATACTGGCGAAGACGAAGTGATGAAGCAAATCCATCAAATGCAAGATCAAATGCTCGCAAACAGAAAAGTTAAATAATGGCAAATCCAAAATTACCGATTCAAATGGGAGGCAGCCTGCCGTCTTTGGACTCTAAGAAAGACGAAGACATTGCAGAAGGCCAGCTTCAAGAGCAAGAGATTGCGGAACTTGAAGACTATTTGGGTTTAGATGAAGGTCAAGCTGAGGGTGAGATTATTGAACTGGAAGACGGTTCGGTAGTTGTGAACCTGGAACAAACTAAGGGTCCAAAAGAAAGCCCTGAGTTTTATGCTAACCTTGCGGAAGTATTTGATGAAGGCTCTTTGGATCAATTGGCCCAAAACTATTTGGACTTTATTGATGAAGATAAAGAAGCTAGAAAGCAACGCGATAAGCAATATGAGGAAGGCTTACGCCGCACTGGTTTGGGTAAGGACGCTCCTGGTGGTGCTACTTTCGACGGTGCTTCTAAAGTTGTGCATCCAGTTATGGCAGAGGCTTGTGTAGACTTTGCAGCAAGCTCAGCCAAAGAATTATTGCCACCTGAAGGCATTGCTAAGACAAACATCAAAGGTGCGATCGATCGCATGAAGTTGGAGATTGCGCAACGCAAGGTCAACTTCTTAAACTGGCAGCTGGCAGAACAGATTCCAGAATACCGCGACGAGATGGAACAACTGCTGACTCAACTGCCATTGGGTGGTTCGCAGTTCTTAAAATGGCGTTGGGATGAAGAACAACGCCGCCCAATGTGTGAGTGGATCCCGATCGACAACATCTTGTTGCCGTACGCATCTACCAACTTCTACACATCACAGCGCGCAACAGAAGTACAAGACATTACAGAGGATGTGTTCCTTCAGCGTGTTGACTCTGGTTTGTATCGTGAGATCGATGCATCGTACACATCCGACGCGCCGATCGATGACCAGACGCAATCTGAAAAAGCCAACAACAAGATTGAAGGCAAACAAGAGTCTGGTAAAAACGTGGACGGCATGCGCCGCATTTACGAGATTACATGTTTCTTGCGCTTAGATGATGATGAGACAACTGAAGGTCGCCGCGCTCCTTACATTTTAACAATTGACGAGTCTACTAGCAAGGTGCTATCGCTGTACCGTAACTGGGCAGACGGTGACGAAAAATTTGAAAAGCTAGACTGGTATGTTGAGTTCAAGTTCATCCCGTGGCGTGGAGCATATGCTATTGGCTTGCCTCATCTTATTGGCGGGCTTAGTGCTGCTCTTACTGGCGCTCTGCGCGCGCTGCTTGACGCAGCTCACATTAGTAACAGTCAAACGATGCTCAAGCTCAAGGGTGGGCGCATTGGTGGACAGTCGGACCGTATTGAGCCGACTCAGGTGGTTGAGATTGAAGGTGCACCAGGTGTAGATGACGTTCGCAAGCTGGCCATGCCGCTGCCGTTTAACCAGCCTTCCAGCGTATTGTTTAACTTGCTGGGCTGGTTGACAGACGCAGCCAAGGGTGTGGTTACCACAGCCGAAGAGAAGATTGGTGATGCAAGCAACAACATGCCCGTTGGCACAACGCAAGCATTGATCGAGCAGGGTGCTAAAGTATTCTCAAGCATCCACGCGCGCCTGCACAGAAGCCAGGCTAAGTCGTTAAAGATTATCTCTCGTATCAATAACTGGTACTTGAGCGAAATGGATAACCAGTCTGGTGAAGAGATTGAGGTCCGTGACTTTGCATACAACAGCGATGTACGTCCTGTTTCAGACCCCAACATATTCTCTGAGACACAGCGTCTTGCACAAAACCAAGCCTTGTTGCAAATGGCAACCGCGGCTCCTCCTGGAATGTTTGACTTGCGTGCGGTGTACAACCGCATTGTTAGACAGCTGAAGATTCCGGAAGCCGATGAGATTTTGCCAAACCCACAAGGTGCAAAAGAATCCAACCCAGCGTTAGAGAACGTTTCTATGACGATGGGTCGACACGCGGCTGCTTACCCAGACCAAGACCACATTGCGCACCTCGAAGTACATTTGGAGTACGCTGAGAATCCTGTGTATGGTGGCAGCCCGGTTATTGGACCAACGTTCACGCCTATGGCGTTAGAACACATCAAGCAACACTTGATGCTGTACTATCTCCAGTCTATGCGTAACGTTGTGGCAAAGGCGTCTGGTGGAAAAGACGTGCTTGATTTACACGAAGAGAAGACATTAGATTGGGAATCACAGCAGGCTTTGGCTTTAGGCTCGAAGATTGTTGACCACGAATCCCAGAAACTCTTACAACCATACATGCAGCGAATTATGGTGTTGGTGCAGAAGGTGCAGCAAATGCAACAAGCACAACAGCAATCAGCTATGAACGCCGACCCGACTGCACAGGTATTGTTGAAGACACAGATGGCAGAAACTCAACGTAAGGCACAAGAGTTCCAAACCAAGATGCAAAATGAGTTGCAAAGTGCCCAGCAGGATTACCAACTCAAAGTGGCTGAACTGCAGCAAAAGGTGGCAGAACTACAGACCAAGTATCAAACGCAGACAAATATTGACAACCAGCGCAATGCGACCGATATTGCAATGGCAAATATTAATAACTCCGCGCGCGAACGAGTGGCCTACATCCAAGCCGGTGCTCAGATGGATCAGCAACAAGCTCAGTTAGAACACGAGCAAAACATGTCAGCGATCGAGGCTATTGACGCCGCAAGTGCAGACATTAGACAGCATGGTTTAGCTATTGAACAGCAAAACTTCCAGCAACAAGCAAGTTTGGTTAATCAACAAGCCCAGCAACAAGCTCAGGCAGACCTGGCGAACCAACAACACATGCAACAGCTGCAACAAAACGACCAGCAACACGCTCAAACGCTGGAACAAAACTATCAACAACCTGAACCACAACCTCCTGAAGGACAAATATAATGGCAACTAAACAAAAAGGCGGCGAACTCGGTTTCCGCCACACATACAAACAAACTGGTAACATGGGTTACGCAGGCGGCCCTGGCGAAACTAACATCGACGCGGGCCCGGCCGGTTCACACCGTGACAACAACTGGAAAATTGGCGCTGCTCAGGCAAAAATGACCAAACCTTCTAAAGTTGGTCCAGATAAAAACCTTAAAGATATCGGCGGCGGTAACTTTTATTGATACATTAAGGGCGGTTCTATGTCGCCTTTTGTATTAATAAAAGTATGAAAGATATTGTATCTGAATTAATTAAGCGTTTGCGAAGCGCTGATCAAAATTTAACGTTAGCTATTTCGTCCGGCGTTAATGTCCACGATTATGCCTCTTACCAGAGGTTGATAGGACAAAAAGCTGGTGTCCAAGATGCATTGGACATTATAAATCAAATCCTTAGCGAGGACGAAGAGGATATTTAAAGTGCCGTAAGGCATGTGGAGCACTGTAAAGTGATTGACTTAAAGCAAAACGACGAGCCAGATTTGCGCTCGGAACTCGAATGTTTTCCGAATGTAGACCCCGGTATTGAAGTTTTAGGTGACCGCGTATTAGTTCAACTACGACGCGAGAAAATAATGAGCAAGGGTGGCATCATTTTAGTTGATGAGACCAAACAAACGCTCCGATTTAATGAGACAGTTGCAAAGGTTATCCAAATTGGACCTTTGGCGTACAAGAGTCCTGATGATCTAACTCCATGGCC